GTCCAAGATCCTGGAGGTGCCCAGCACCGACGTGGATCTCTTCAACAGCCACGTGGCCAAGGCCATGACCACCAACAACGGTGGTCAGGCGTACTCGATCTGGCAGTTCGAGAACGACCTGCGCAAAGACCCGCTCTGGAAGAAGACCCAGAACGCACAGGACGGCGCGATGCAGGTCGCGCACCAGGTCCTGCAGAACTTCGGAATGACCTTCTAGGGAGTGACGGGCATGGCCACAGCGCGAAGCGTCACGGCGACTGCGCCGCGGATGAGCGGCGAGTCCGCCGGTCCTCCCGTGCTGGGCAGCGGCACGGCCATCAACGAAGGACCGGGCAAGATCAATCCGCCCGGCTCCTTCGAGGACCAGCTTCACGGAGCGGACCGCGACGCCTTCGTGGCGCTGAACTCCCTGTTCACCAGCTACGGCCTGGCCTCGCTGGCGCCGAAGATCTTCTCCTACATCCAGAACGGCTACTCGGCGGATACGATCTCGATCCTTCTCCAGGACACCGCCGAGTACAAGACCCGCTTCGCGGGCAACGAGCTGAGGAAGAAGCAGGGCTTGGCCGTCCTCAATCCGGCGGACTACCTGGCCACTGAGGCCAGTTACCGCCAGATCATGGCCTCAGCCGGACTGCCGAAGGGCTTCTACGACAGCCCTTCGGACTTCTCCCAGTGGATCGGCAACGACGTCTCTCCTTCGGAGATCCAGTCCCGGGTCCAGCTGGCGACAGCTAGCACGGCCCAGGCCAACCCCCTGGTGAAGCAGCAGCTGGCCGCCCTGTACGGCGTCGATGACGCCTCGATCGCGGCCTACTTCCTGGACCAGTCCAAGGCTCTGCCGATCCTCCAGAAGCAGGAGCAGGCCGCGGCCTTCGGGGCCGAGGCCGCCAGGCGCGGCCTGGTCTCGGACAAGCAGCGCCTGGAGGACTACGTCACTTCCGGCTTCACGCTCTCCCAGGCTTCCCAGGGCTTCCAGCAGGTCGCCCTGGAGCTGCCGAACCTGACCTCGCTGGCACAGCGGTTCGGCACGACCTTCGGCCAGGCCGACGAAGAGGGTGCCGTGTTCGGCACCAGCGCCAACAGCGCGCAGGCCCGCCAGGGCCTGATCAACAATGAGCGGTCGCTGTTCTCACAGAGCGCGGGTTCTGCCGCAGCCGGCCTGTCGGCGGGGTATAAAGCCACTTAGCGCGTAGCTCAGTGGCAGAGCGACCCGGCCCGGCCGGGGGGGCGCCGGTTCGAGCCCGGTCGCGCAGGCGGGAGACGCTCCGCCGCCGCCTGGAGGCGTCCAGGTCCAGCCTTAGCCCCCGACCGGAGTCGGGGGCTTCGTGCTTGTCAGTGCTCCCAGGGGCGCCCTGAGGGCGCCTGCACGGCCTCACGGGGCGCGGTGCGCCCAGCGGCTGTGTTCCACAGGCGCCACGCCGCCAGAGCGGCGAGAGCGGCGATGACGCCGCTGCCGATCCGCCCGGCGGCAGGGCCGCCGAGGAAGACTCCGGCAAGGGCGCCTGCGGCGATGAACGCCGCCACGAAGGCGGCCCAGTTCAGTGCGAGCTTCTTCATCTCTCCCCCTCGATCGATGCGCGCAGCGTAGCGCTGCGCCCTGCCCTCGGGCAGGTGATAGCACTAAAGCGCTAGCGCTCGGGGTATAACCGGTTCTAGTCAGGGAGTCCTGACAAGCGGAGCGCGAGGTCCCTTCCCCGAGGGGCCAGCAGGCCGCGAAGAGACGCAGGGAGTACGCAGTGAGCGAGATGTACGGCTTCGGTGCAGACGGCGAGCAGGGTGAGCCTCAGGCTCCCGACGCCGCGGTGGGACCCAAGTTCTACCGCGACTGGATGGAGAAGGTCTCGGGACAGCTCGGTGAGCTGAAGGCGGAGAACGACCGCCTTCGTGACGCTCAGCGTCAGCAGCAGGTCGCGGAAGCGCTCAAGGCGAAGGGCATCGCCCCTGTGGCAGCGCAGCTGTTCACGGGCACGCCCGACAAGCTGGACGACTGGCTGGGCACCTACGGTGCCGCTCTGGCCAAGGCGGAGGGCGCCCAGGAGGGCGAACTCCAGGGCCTCCCGGCGGGCACCCCGCCGCCCACGGTCGTCAGCTCCGAGAGCCAGGCAGCCATGGCGGCAATCGCCGCCGCGGGCGCTGGCGGTGCCGGACCTCAGTCCGGCGACGACCAGATGGCCGCACGGCTGGAAGCGGCGGCAACTCCCGAGGAGTTCGCCGCGATCATGCGCGAAGCGGGCAACGTCCGCTACCGCTGACCTGCGCTCTCTCTCCCTGAGTCCTGCGACACCTGAGAGGGTGAGAGACCCCGATGGCCAACGCCTTCACCGATACCACTGCACTGTCGAACACAGTGCAGACTGCGTACGACAAGAGTTTCCGCTTCGCCCTGCGAAGCCAGCCGCTGTTCCGCTCGCTGGCGGACGTGCACCCCACCGACCTGACGGCCCCGGGCTCCAGCATGGTCCTGGGCATCTGGCAGGATCTGGCCCCGGCGACCACGCCTCTGTCGGAGGACGTGGACCCGGACGCGGTTGCGATCAGCAACCCGACCCAGGTCACTCTGACCATCAACGAGTACGGCAACCCCGTCCTGAGGACGAGGAAGCTAATGCTCACGTCGCTCACCGACGTGGACCCGGCCGCCGCGAGTCAGATCGCGTACAACATGGCCGACTCCGTCGACTCGGTCGTGCAGACCGAGCTGCGAGGCGGCTCGAACCTGATCCAGATCAAGAACGGCGCGCTGACCTACGTCACCAACGCCACGGTTTCCACGGTGGCCACCACCATGGTCTCCACCGTGACCAGCGGCGTCGCCACCGACGGCATCACCTCCCGGGCGATCCGCTTCGGTACCGCCAAGCTGCGCACCAACAAGGCCGTCCCGAAGCGCGGTTCCATGTTCGGCGGCTTCATCCACCCCGAGGTCTCCCACGACCTGCGGCAGGAGACCGGCGCCGCCGCCTGGCGTGACCCGCACAACTACTCGGCCGTCGGCAACGTGTGGGCCGGCGAGATCGGCGAGTACGAGGGCGCGTTCTGGATCGAGAGCCCCCGCTGCTACCAGGCGCTGGACGCCGGCTCCGGCGACAACACGGTGAGGCGCTTCCGGACCTACCTCCTGGGCCAGGAGGCCCTGGCCGAGGCTGTGGCCGAAGAGTTCCACGTCGTGGCCGGTCCCATCGTGGACAAGCTCGGGCGTTTCCGCCCGCTCGGCTGGCTGGGCATGGCGGGCTGGAAGCGATTCCGCGAGCCCGCGATGCTCCGCATCGAGACCACCAGCTCCATCGACGCCACCTGATCGGGGGCCGGAAACCATGAGCGGTCTCGACGACACCTCGTTCACCACGGTCGCGGTCACGGCGACGCCGTACACCGTGACCAGCCTGGACTACATGGTCCTGGTCAACATCAACGGCGCCTCGGTGGTCAACCTGCCGCAGGCGACCGCGGCCAACCAGGGCCGCGTCTACGTGGTCAAGCAGATCGCGTCCGCCTCCGCGGCGGTCACGGTCAAGAGCACCACGTCCACCATCGACGGGACCGCCGGCGCGACCGGCGTCCTGGTGAAGGCGTCGAATGCCAACGGCGCCATGCACTTCCTGTCCGATGGCACCAACTGGCAGATCATCTGCGTGCAGTAGTGACGACCTGGACGCTCCGGACCCCCATCCAAAGTGAGGGTCCGGCGTCCTGGGAGAACCGGCTCTTCCTGCGAGTGAAGCTGGACCGCGGAGTCTCCATCCTGGAGGGCCCGCCCGGCACTTTCAGGCGGGCCCGGTTCCCGAGCCAGGACGAGATCGCAGCTTCACAGCCGCACTTCTTCATGGGCGGCCATGAGTACGAGGTGGACGACACCCTGAAGGCGTCGCTGATCGCCTCGGGAGTCGTGGACGACTCCAACTTCACCGACGTGGCCACCCTTCACGGCTTCGGTTCCGGCCTGTTCGGCGAGAGGGGGTTCGGAGGCGTATGACCTTCACTCCGATCGCCCAGGGCGTCCCGCACTGGGACGTCAATGTCAATGCGGCCTTCCAGGATCTCCAGGACCAGGAGACCGCCCACGTGGGCGGTCTGGACCCGCACGGAGACCGCGCCTACGCGGACTCCCACGTCGCCGGAGGCACCCTCAGCGGCACCGCCGCAGCGGGCAAGGCCATCGGCGCCACGGGCGCCAGCGCCCTGTCCTGGCTCCACACCATGGGCACGGGCGCCTGGGTCTTCAACATCCAGGCGTACGGTGCCAAGGGTGACGGCAAGTGCGTCATCGACGGAGCCATGACCAACGGCTCCCCCACGCTCACCTCCGCCACGGCCGGCTTCACCATGGCCGATGTCGGCAAGGCCATCATGGTCAAGGGCGCTGCCGCCACGGGCGTCACCACCCTGGTCACGACCATCCAGGCATTCACGAACTCCACCACGGTCACGCTGGCGGCCAACGCCGCCACGACCGTGAGTGGCGCCACGGTCGCCTGGGGCACCGATGACACCGCGGCCATCCAGGCCGCGATCAACGCGGCCGTCACCTGGGCCAAGGCCAACTCCGGTGCGGCCACGGTCTTCGTGCCGGGCAGCACGGGCTTCTACGCCGTGGCCGGCGGTCTGGCCACCGGAGGGTCCACCCTGGGCAACGCCCAGCTGACCCTGCCGGTCATCGCCACGACCGAGCGCAAGATCGTGCTCACGATCCAGGGCGTCACCAGCGGCAGTGCTGTCCAGCACTGGCTCCAGACCGTGCCGCAGTACAGCGGCGCACTGGTCTCCTTCGGCGTGAACGCCTCCGTCGGCGCCCAGGTCGCCAGCATCAACGCAGGGGGCAACCCCTGCGTCATCGGCGGCCCGGCCCAGCCGGGCGGCTACGGCGTAGCCCCTGGGATCTACTCCAACATGCTCATCACCCTGCGGGATCTGAGCATCCTCACCACGCACAGCTCCTTCGGCCTGACGTACTCCGCGTTCGACTTCTCCGGCGTCGCCAACGCCGCCCTGGAGAACCTGGCCTACGGCACCACGGGCTCCGTCGCAGGCAACGACTACGCCTCCCCGGGCGGCTTCGCCACGGGGCTCGCCATCGGCGGGCTGATGCCCGCCAACGGCAACAACGACCACTGGTACGTCCGCAACGTCACGGTGCACGGCGGCTACACCTACGGCTTCTTCGCCACCGAGCACACCGTCGTGGACCGGATGGTCCTGCTGTACTGCTGGTCCGCGTTCTGCGCGGTCGGGCTCTACAACGGCTCCGTAGGAGCCACGCACGCCATCTACGCCTCGCAGCTCTCCATCGAGAGCTGCAACAACAACCTCTACATCGTCGGTGTGGGATCGGGCGGTATCGGCCCGTTCATCGACATCGTCCAGATGGACACCGAGACGTCCACGCCCACCTTCGCGGACAACAACTCCGGCGTGGGCCTGGCCGCATCGCTGGGCACCGTCAAGCTGACGGGCCTCTACACGGCCGCCAACATCACCACGGGCGGCCTGCCGACCGGACTCCAGATCACCGACGGACAGAACCCCAACGGGGTTCGCTCCGTGTCCACCACGGCTTCGGTGCGCCTGACGGATCGCACGATCCTCGGCAACACCACGGCCGGCGGCTTCACGGTCACCCTGCTCTCCGCGGTGGTCAACCAGGTGCCGGTCCAGTTCCGCAACACCGGCTCGGCCAACACCCTCACCATCGCTGCCGCTGGCTCCCAGAAGATCAACGGCTCCGCCACCCTCGCGCTGACCACGGGCCAGACGGCCCGGCTCGTCAGCGACGGGGCCAACTGGTTCACGGTCTAGGAGGCCGCGATGAAGACCCAGCCCGAGGACGTCACCGGAGACGGCGGCAATTCCTGCATCACCAACCAGAACGAGAAGCTGATCCTCCAGGACTGCGTCCAGGACGTGGCCGTGGTCGTCGCCCCCGGAGGGGCGGACGACTTCAGCCACGTGAACCCCGCGTTCCGCGAGGCCGCCACCCGGCCGGTGGACGGGAGTGACTACTGATGGCCTGCCGCTCTGGGTGCAAGACCCAGGACCACGCCTCGTACGACGCCTGCCTGAAGGACGCAGGCGTGCGCACCTACCTGGCCAGCCCCAGCAAGGGGCTGGACGGCACCGCGCAGAAGCGCTGGGACAGGGACCTGCACGGCTACCGGGAGGCCCGCCGTCAGGGCATCCAGCCCGACGGCACGACAGCGGCGAAGGTCCAGGACGCGGTGCGGCGCTCCGACGAAGCCGGAGCCGCCTACGGGCGGGACTTCTCCCTCGCCGCCCCGATGGGAGACTGACATGGCCGAGCACCGCGTCATTGTCGAGTCCGGCATCGTCACCTCCATCCCCGGGGTGGCGTCGGGCACGAACTTCTACACCGCCGCCATCACGGACGTTCCCGGCGTGGTCGCCGCGAACAACTTCCTGTCGGTGTTCAACCCCGTCGGCTCCGGCAAGCTGATGACCTTCTATGCCTCGATCGTGATCCCCTGGGCGTCGGCCGCCCAGTCGGTGGCCGTGTCGATGAACATCTTCCGGATCACCGCTGCGAGTGTCGGCTCGACCCAGACCCCGGACAAGTTCTTCACAGCGAGCCCCGCGTCCATCGCCGAAGTGCGCAAGGGCAACCCGACGGTGACCATCACGGGCGCCTCTCTCGGCGGGTTCCCGCCGGCCATCACCGCCGCCGCCGGCGGCGCCTCGCCCACGGGCGTCAACACCCCGAGCGGGGCCAGCTTCGGCTGCGTCCCCGGCGAGGGCCTGGTGATGACCACCGCCTCCGGCAGCACGGCCCAGCTGTGGAACCTGGGCTTCATCTGGGCGGAGGTCTGAGTGACCACCTTCGACGGCCTTCTGGCCCGCATCCGCCAGCAGGCGATGGGGTACGCCAAGGACCAGTCCGCCGTCGGCGAGCTGGCCGCCTCCATGGCGGCCGGGGACACCTCGTTCACCGCCGACGTGGGGACCGTGACCGCGCTCTCCCGCGGTCTGGTGGAGATCGATGACGAGCTGATCCTGGTCAAGTCCTACGACCGCACCTCCGGCGTGGTCCAGGTGATGGGCGCGGCCAACGGCCGCGGCGCGGAGGGCACCGTGGCTGCCAGCCACGGCATCCACTCCCTGGTCACCGCCGATCCGCGGTTCCCGCGGGCGCGGATGAAGGAGGCCGTCAACGACGTCCTCCAGGCCCTGTACCCGACCCTGGTCGTCTTCGACACCGTCGAGATCACGAACATCTCGGTGGTCTACGAGTACGGCATGCCTGCCGACGCCCTGGACGTGTGGGCGGTCTCCAACCAGACCGTGGGCCCCACCCAGGTCTGGACGCAAGGGCGGAACTACAAGTTCGTCCCGACCGCGGACACCGCGGCCTTCCCGACGGGGAAGAGCATCCAGCTCTTCGACTCCGTCACTCCGGGGCGGACCATGTTCGTCAAGTACGCCAAGGCCCCCTCTCCTCTGGCCAACGGCAGCGACGACTTCGCCACCGTGACCGGCCTGCCGGAGCGGTGCGTGGACCTGGTGGTCTGGGGCGCCTGCGCCCGCCTGCTGCCCGCCTACGAGGCGGCACGCCTCCAGCAGACCTCCGTGGAGTCCACGGAGCGGGCGGCCCTGGTGCCGCCGGGCAGCGCCCTGAAGGGCGCGCAGTACTACCTGGCGATGTACCAGCAGCGCCTGGCCGAAGAGCGGGCGCGGCTCTTCGAGGAGAACCCGATCACGCAGTCCTACGGGAGCTGACGATGCCCGTCAACAGGTACTACTCCAGCAACGCGGTCCCCACGACCCTGACGGGGAACATCACGTCGGGCTCCACGACCATCGGCGTGTCCAGCCCCACCGGATACCCGGGCACCTTCCCCTTCACCGCGGCCATCGACTACGGCGCGGCCACCGAGGAGCTGGTGGACGTCACCGCCGCCACGGGCGGCACCTGGACCGTGACCCGCGGCGTGGACGGCACGTCCGCGCAGTCCCATTCCACGGGTGCTGCCGTGCAGCACGTCACCAGCGCCCGCGACTTCGCGGACTACCAGAACCACCAGGCCGCCACCGCGGCCGTCCACGGGGTCACTGGCAATGTCGTGGGCACCTCCGACAGCCAGACCCTCACCAACAAGACGCTGACCGCTCCAGCGGTCAATGCGGGCGCCCTGTCGGGCACCTTCACCGGAGCCCCGACCCTGTCGGGGAACGTGGTCTTCTCAGGCACCCCGAACTTCACCGGGGTGCCGACCCTGGGCAACGGTGCCAGCCTGGCTGGCACGATCTCCGGCTCCCCCACCTTCTCGGGGAGCCCCGTCTTCTCCGGGACGCCGAACTTCACCGGCACTCTGAT